AACTTTATTCTTCTCATAACGGGATGGTATATAGTAAGTATTTGTACTAATACTCATATCTGTAAATTTTTGAATAGCTGCGGCTACTTTTAAATAACCCTCATTACTTGGCATATCAAAAGCAAATGTATAATTTTCCTTGTACTTATCAATGCCAGGTACTACCACAGGCAAAATATTGCTCTTGCTGCCCTTGAAACTAATAGCACTACGTGGTGGTTCAATACCATTGGTACTGCTTTGAATTACTGAGCTAGATTCTACTGGCATACAAGCAGTAAGTGTACTGTGTCTCATACCATGTTTCTTGATTTCTCCACGTAAAGCCTCCCAATCACAATGTAGAGGTTCGGTGACAAATTCATCAACATCTTTTTTATAAGTATCAATTGGCAAAATACCCTGACTAAACTTAGTACGATCAAACTTTTCACACTTACCCACTTCTTTTGCCATTTCAACACTAGCCTTGATTAGATAATAACTTGTCTTTTCCATCCATTTGGCAACAAAGTTTGGAGCATTTTTATCCCAATACTTCAATCCTTCTTTAGCCAATAAAGCAGCCAAGTTACTTACACCTACACCAAGACTACGACGTTTCTTAGCAAAATTTTCTGCGGCTGGTACGAAATAATCTTGATGTTCAATCAAAGCATCCAACATTCTAACAATGATGTCACAAACACTTTCCATTTCTTCATCATCTTTGATTTCTAACCAATTCAATGCGGCCAAGATACAAACACCAATTTCCGCGTCCTTATCATTAACATCAGTGATTGGAATCAATGGATGATTAACTTCAAGACATAGATTGCTTGTATCTACTTGATCAAGCCAACTGCCATGTTCATTTGCGTGGTCTACGAACATTGTATAAATTCGTCCAGTTTCAAGACGTTCTTTAGCAAGTAGTCCCATCAATTCACGAGCAGGAACTTTCTTCTTGAACTTAATGTTCTTGTTGGCTTCAGCCTTTTCATACTTTTCCTTGAATCCTTCTAATCCAAATGTATTCCATAGTGAAGGACATTCATGGTAACTAAACAATGTAATATCTTGATTTTTCAAGAACCGTTCAAATATTAGTTTATCTAATCCAATACAATAGTCCAACTTACGAACACGATTATCATCAGTTCCTTGATTGTTCTTCAATACAAGAATATCTAGAATGTCATAATGAAACCATGCAAAATTGACGGTGGCACTACCCCCCCTAATTCCATTTTGATGACAACTCTTTACAGTAGCTTCAAATGCTTTAGCAAATGGAATTGGACCTGTATGCATTACTTCACCATTACGAATTGGAGCATTTGTAGCACGTAGTCTTGATAAATTCAATCCAATACCATAACGACTAGCAGTAGCAAAACCAACTGCGCTGATATTACTGAAAATACTACGTAAATTATCATCTACAGTGAATAATGAACAACTAGCATAACTCTTCATTACCGTTCTTACTCCAGCCATAATTGGTGTAGGTAGATTAATCTTGTGTTTACTAAAATAATTGTACGCTTTCTTGACATAATCCAATCGACCTTCTTTATAGTCTTTGAAAAAAGTCATTGCAATTAACATATATGCAAACTGTGGTGTTTCATATATCTGTTTAGTTGCTCTATTTTGTACCAAGTATTTATCACACAATTGTTTGATACCAGCATAAGTGAAGTTAAAATCACGATCATGCTTTAAATATTCATCTAGTTTATCAAACTCTTGTTTACTATACCAGTTCAGAATTTCACCATCATAGACCAATGATTGAATATTAGATTGAACTAAATCATATAGTTTTGGTGGATTTTTACCTCCCCAAACTTCTTTACGAAGTTGATAATTCATCAATCTAGAAGCAACATATTGATAATTTGTTTTTTCTTCACTAATCAAATTAGCAGACGCTTCAATCAACATCTTGTGAATATCTTTTGAATGCATGCCATCAAAGAATGATAAATGTGCATTCATCGCTACTTCTTCAAAACCAACACCTTTTATGTCTTCTGTAGCCCATTGTAAAATCTTATTGATTTTATCTGCGTTAAACTTCTCGGTCTTGCCATCACGTTTCTTAATAAAAATTTCTTTGTTCATAAAATATATTGGTAAAAGATAACTATTCTTCAATAGCCTCTTTGATCCATGTTGTGACTAACTTTTTTAAGTTTTTTTTGACTCTTTTTTTATAGTCACAACTATGGATTATTCGTCTGCATCCTCAGAACTGCTATGTACGTTCCACTTATTCTTCAATAACTTCTTGACTTGGTTTTCACCATTCATCATTTCATTTTGAAGTGCTAATCCTTCTCTTGAAGATTCGCTGAATATTTCAATCTGACCACATCCAGCATTCATCTTACTTGGGAATGTCAAACCATCTGGTCCAAATCGATTCTTAATAATGTGGAATCTGGCTGTATTGGATTGTTTATCGTTAACTTTACGACTTAGTGACATAACGAAGTCAGCGGTCATGATCTTACGATAACTATCTGAAATGTTATTAGCCTGAATAATATCTTCGTCCATAGCAGCACGATTACTCTGAGAAGCACTCCAGATTGGAACCTGCAATTCACCAGCTACTGCACGAAGTTCTTCATAAATACCACCCGCTTCTTGATAACTATTGCTGTTACGATCACTATTAATTGGACGTAGAATATCTGCGTAATCAACAATAATCATATCTACCTTAGTACCCAACATAGCCAATCGTTCACAATGAGCCTTCAAGCTTTGAGCGGATACAGTCTTAATTGGAAAGTATTTAATCATCAATTTACCTGGAATTTCTGCAATCTTCTTCTTAACAATATCAATGTTGTTACGAATGTTTTGGAAATCAATTCCAGTAAAACAAGCATCATAACGTAGACCCACATAGTTTTCATTTAACTCCAGAGTAAAGTGAATTACATTTTTACCTTGTCTCATTGCTTCTGCACCTAGTCTACATAGTACCCAGCTTTTACCACTACCAGCACAAGCTGTAATAATCCCAAGTTCGCCAGGTCCAAGGCCACCATCCATCAAACCATCAATAACATCCCACTTGGTATTGATAGAATTACGAGCCATTAAGGTCATACGTTTTTCAACATCTTCGCCATAATCATGACCGACATTACGTTCCATACCAGCCTTCAAAGCTTCATCAAACTTGGTCTTGATCTTTTCGTATTGACCAACCTTCAAATAGTCAACGCTTTCCATGATGGCGTTCTTTAGCTTTTGATTGATACAGAATTCTAAGAACTCTTCCTTGATGAATTTTAGATCGCCGTCATTCATCTTTTGATAAATCAACTTTAGATTATCTACAATACTCTTTTTGAGTACTTCATTGGTTACCACTTCCAATTTGACCTTAAACACATTAAGTGTTGGCAAATCACTATACTCAATGAAGTATTTAATACTTTCCTTGACAATCCACTTATGTGCATCACTTTCAAAGAAGTCTGCTTCAACAATGTCACTGATACGTTCAATAAATGGTCTATCGGATACAAGACCTGAGATACACTTAACTTGAAACTCACTTCCAAACTTCTTCAAATTGTCAATAATATGCTTATCGTTCATTATATATTCTTTCTATGTTTTGTTAATACTACTCCATCAGTCTACACCCAAGTGTGTAGATTCCAACTTATTTTATAATTTATCGGTTTTACAATACGAAACTATTGAGTTTGCCCCAAGTTTCATTCAACCATACCATATAATTTGGTAGGTTACTCCACATTTTATCCTCAGTGATAAGTCTACTGAATGTCATCTTATCAATCTTAGGAACTTGTTTCTTGATTATTTCTTCTATTCTTAACTGAGTAAATGATTGAATGCATGTATTCTTTAACTGCATCAGTTCAAAATTACGCTCCAATAGAAGTTTGTTATCCAACACTCGTTCATAAATCTTATACTTACTCTTGTAATTTTCAGAGTAGTTATAAATTTCTTGCATTGTTACTTGTTTATCCTCACCCAAAAATGGATATGCTTGAAGAACTCTTTTAATTCCAACGCCATCTAGACCAGGAATGTTATCACTGACATCACCCTCCATAACTCTATAATAGATAAAATTATTGCAGGTGATACCATACTCGTCCACTATTTCTTTACAACCAAAGATTTTCTTCTTGACAGGACTCCAGATTTTAACTCTGTCACTTGCCAATTGTAAAAAGTCTTTGTCTGTGGACATAATAGTAACATTACTATCTTTAAATGTATCTTCAGACAAATAAGCAATTGTGTCATCGGCTTCAATATTATCAATAGCCATTACAGTTACTGGTAATACTTCAAGATAACTTACCAATCGCATCAACTCAACTTGAAGATTCTTTTGTTCAAGATCAGATGAACTTAGTTCTTCATATGTTCTATTGAACTTAATTTTGGTCTTACGTCCCTTTTTGTAATCAGGATAAAGCTTACGACGTTTTTGTGAACCACCTGTTCCATCAAATACAACGATAACTCTAGTTGGATTAATTAATTTAATAGCATATCCAATACTCTTAAGGAACCCAGCAATTCCTCCGATATGCATTCCGTCATCATTCATCGATGGTACTGCCATAAATGAACGAATGAAGGTATTTAATCCATCGACTAAGAGGATGTCGGAGTTAGTAGTTTTTTGAATACCACTATCACCGACACCCCCCTTTACGTTCTCGAAAAGAGAGAACAGTCTTTGTTTTTCACTGGAAGTAAATCCACTCATTGTTATTCGCCAGCGTCACCTTCGTCGGTTGATACTTGAACATCTTCAACGATTTGACTATTTGGGTCTTTATATTTCATGATACAAGCATCACAAATCTTCATGTAAATTTCTTCCTTTAACTTTAAATCCGATTGTAGTATTGAAATGAAGTCTTTTGATTGAAACTTCCATTCAGTACCATCGTTCTTTTGATAGGTGTAGTAAGCGCCGCCTTGTTTAAGAACACCCGCATCTTTCATAACCTTGATCCAACTACTAAAGTCAGCAATTCCACTATCAAAATAGATATCAAAATTTGCTTGACGTTGTGGTGGTCCCATACGATTCTTCACAACAACAGCTTTACATTCATTACCAATAACGAGTTCACCCATCTTTAGTTTGCCTGTATTGTTTAGACGAACACGTACACTACAATGATATGCTAGAGCCTTACCACCGCTGACTATGTACTTGTCACCAAATGCCATAGCATTTAGATTCTGACGTAATTGGTTGGTAAAAATCAACAATACCTTCTGACGACCAATCATGTTGGTAATCTTACGCATTGCTTTGCTAATAATAATTGACTTACCAGTAGCATAACCATCCTTACCATGATCACTTTCTAGTTCTGCTTTTGTAGAAGCAGCTGCAACGGAATCAACAATAATTGTTAATAGCAAATCAGGATGATCCTTACGAATAAACGTAATTGCTTTTTCAATTCTGTCGAAGATATCTTCTACAGTCTCAGCTTGAGAATACATCAACTTGCTTTTAGATAAGTCAACTCCCAAACTCTTCCAGAATTCTCTCGACTCAGAATTTTCTGTGTCAATGAAAAGTGCTTTACCACCTTTTTTTTGTGTATCCGCAACAATGTGCGCGCATACCAAACTTTTTCCAGTTCCTTCAAGGCCTGTCAATTCAACGATACGTCCCACTGGCAAACCGCCATGAGGACGATTACTAATCGCTAGATCTAGCATTGATGAACCGGTACTTACCCAATCACTGATTGTTGAGGGATCTTCCTGTTCATCCAAGAAGAACGCAATTTTACCACCTTCTTTGTTGGATTTATTGAGTTCATCTGCCAATCTTTCTAGCAGATCATCTTTTTCTGTTGTTTTTTTTGCCATAACGTATATAACTAGAAAGCCGGTGGGGGTATAACTCCACCGGCTTATTTTTTAATTTTTAAGCGCCAAACAAATCATCAAATGCCTTGTTAACATCATCACTTGATCCAGTCTTAGCTTTAACTGCGGTTGGAGATGCTGTTACAGCGGCCTTTGGTGCTGTTGCGGTTTTAACTGTAGTTGGAAACGGAGCTTCATCATCCGTATCAGTTGCTATAACAGACACAGCAGGATCAGCAGCGGTTTCATCAGGATTCAACCACTTATCCATAACTTCCTTGAGTTCTTCATAAGATAGTTCTGGGAATAGATCCATAATGTTAACTTGAGACTTGAGAGCATCAAGTAGACTTGAATTATTTGGATCTACAGCAACGCTTGTGTTTGGTTTAACACGAATATTGGTTTCTGGGAAACTCTTGCCTGATTCGTCACCAGTCTTGAATTCCACAACAATATCACGACCCGAGGTTAGATCGGTAATATCACCAAAATCAGGATCACTGATGATGCTTAGAAGTTCTTGGTAAACTTGCTTACCAAATCCCCAGAACTTAACACCTTCTCCCTCTTCACCACGAACAATGACAGGAGCGAATGTACGCATCTTGGGTTCCATTTTCTTACCCATCTTCCACTCTTCCTTATCGCCGGTCTTCTTCAAACGATTTGAAAACTCAACGATTGGATCTGGACGACCAAAACTATCAGGACTCATGTAACTCTTACCATTTAGGTTGTAGTGAAACTTGAGTTCGATAAATGGATTCTCAGGAGAATACTTGTAAGGTACGATACGAACAACTTGCTTACCAGGCTTTGGTTTCCAAATTAGGTTGGATTTCTGGTTTGTGTTTGAAAGTGAGTTCAAACGGCTCTTTAACTTACTAATGTCTAATCCCATAATTATTTATTTATTAATTGTTTAATTGATAATTAGTTAATTCTTAATTCACTTAAATCAAGATGTAACCAACTTGAAATTACTCTACACTAGGTACAGAGAAATGTCAAGCGTCATGTAATATATATCAAATAGAAAATATATTAAATAATTTTAATGAAACGACTTTAACCCCGATTTCATTGGTTAAAATGATACTATCCTTGTATAAATCCCAGTTCAATTGAAAGTTTTTATCGAACACTCCATTGTTCTCATCTGCGATTAATTTATTCATCGCATTAAGCGTATATAGAGTGTTGGTTTGTTTTTTTCTATGTACACCAATTGTGCCAGGATACTTTAGTTTATTATTAAAGTCCTTGACAATATTGAAAGTCAAATATATTTCCCGAAGATTCTTTTCATTAGCAAAAACAAATATACGATTATCTATCAAAGTATATGTTTGTTGTACTTCTTGTATTACAGATTGATATTTTTGACTGTCTGTAAATGTACAGAGTAATTGTTTTAATTCGTTCATAATGCTATTGCTGTGCCAGGTATTTTACCATAAGGCATTACTAATATTCTACATCCCAATAACAATATTACTTTACCTTTTCTGGTATAAGAAAAATTTTCTACTTCTGTAAATCGAGCGTATAAGACTGGTCGATATTGTAAAATTGGATCTTCAGCGTTTTTTGGGGCTGGTAAATTTGGATTGAATAATATATGACCTCGGTTGTCTGTAGAAATTTTTATGCCATTTGGCTCATCTTCACTATCATTATGAAATTCTACATTTAATGTTTCATTTGTTTGAATTAAACAATGAACATTTTCAGGACCATAGTTGGAAGAATTAAGTTTAAAGTCTAATCCGTAAATTGACATTCCTGCGATTTGTCGAGACTCATCAGTACCATCTAACATATCTATCCAAACTGAAAATCCTCTTGGTAAAAAGTATATTTCTTTATTTAAACCAATGTTATTTTTAAAAACCGTTGTGACAGATGACTTATTTGCTAATAACAAATCTGTTTCTTCTTGTGAGAACATCACATTTGCATCACTTGTTCTGACTTTTTTTGTTTTATCATCAATTTCAAGTGAATATCCGGTTCGAATTGTAGTAGGATCAGGTAATTGTTTTGTAGTTTTATCTAGAAAGTTTGCTATGATTTCAGCCCATTTACCCTTTTCACTACCAAGTTTACTGTTGAGATTTTTTATACTTCCATATTGTTGAAATGGCACCGCAGCTAAAGAAGTAGCAGCGCCTTCTTCGGACCAATAATTGCCGTGTTTATATGATATCCAAAATTTGTCTGTGGAATTTTCGGTCAATGCTAAATCAGCTTTACCTACACCTTCAATTTTATGGGCCCCATTTACATTTACACCAGCATCTCTAAATTCATTTAGTTCATCCGAAATATAAAGTTTCAACGGCACTTTTATGTCATTTTTTATGAACCACGTATTTAAGTTATTAACTTGTAGTTCTTCATAACCAATACCTCTAGCTTGTTTAGCTACCAATTCGACTTTGTCACGATTATTAATATAAAATTGATATACTAATATAGCTCGTTTAAAATCAGGAGATGAAATTGATTTAGCAGCTGACCAGCCAACTATTCTTATATTAGAACCAGTTCTTATTTTTTTTGAAGTACCAGCATATGTAATTACAAGTTTACCTTCTTTTTTTAATATACTTTCCAATCCTATATAATTTACAGGAGTCGTAAGACCATATTTATTGTTACTACCAGGAGAAAGTGTAACACTCGATATATTTTGATTTAGATTATTGATGATCTCATCATCTGTAAATCTTTCCAATCCCAATTTTCTTAAAATATCAATATCAGCATTTTCAGCTTTAATACGAGTTTCTGCAATTAACGGCCGAATTATCATTTTTCCAACATGTTCGTCAAATATTTGTTCTCCTACATATTCACCCGTCGTGTCATACCAATTAAATCCTTTATTGTAAAATCCACACATTTTAGCTTCATCAACACTATAGTTTAACAATGGGGTTTGTCCTTGCAATATCGCAACGTTTGCAATAGCATCTTGTTGTTTTTCTATTGATGTTCTGTCATCAACTTTATCATCTGACTCTGCATCTTTTTGAACTTCTTTATCTACCGATACGATGTCAGTTTTTTCCTTTGGCTTTTCTTCAGTAGCACCAGCCGATGATAAATCTCCCGGAACAGAAAATATGTTTGATTGAACCTTCTTTGGATTTTCTGCAAAGTGTGTACCCTTATTTACAGCACGATCTCTATACTCTTTGCTTGGAAAGGTTACTAAAATTCCGTCTTTATTATAGGCCTGACGATCAGGAAATCTACCAGCTTCAAATAGGTTAGCTGTTTTGTCAACAATCTCATTGAGAGAATAACCAGCCTTTTCCAAATACTCCTGCACAATAAAAACATGGTCTGGGTTCTCTAACTTGAGAACACCATCCTTTATACGGGAATCACAACAAATATCATTTATAATAGATCTAAAGTTCATCTATTATAAATATAGTTAAATTTAACGTAATCTCAAATCGTTGTAGTTATTTCCAGTATATACCTTAACTTTGAACTTTTTATTCTTGATTATGTCAATTACGTCTTGTATTGTGCGTTCATCAACATCCGGACTTACATCAAATACAATAGAATCATATACATACAATATTGGCACAATCTTCTTATCAGTTACATACTTCAACACATTACCCAAACTATTCAGTCCATATTCGGTTTCTGCAGCCTGAATTATATATGCAAATAACTTGTTTTTATTAGGATCACTGATTTGTTTTGATGTAATCCTCCGTTTATAAATCGGAGTAGTAACATATCCCTTCTTTTCAAACATTTCCCAATATTTATTTTTTAACTCATCAGTTTTTGCAAAAAATGGAATATTAAGATATTGATCTCTGATCTGTCCATACAAGTTAACCATCGTAAGTTTCTTGGACTTGGCCATCAATTCTGAATCAACTTGATTAACATTGTAATATTGTTTAGCCAAATGTTCATAAATGGTTTCTTCATCAGGTACCTTATAATCGATAAGATTAGCCACAATATAAGGATGAAATCCAGTAAAGTCTACCATCAACAAATATCCATCATATCTAGATATAAAACTCTTTCTGCAACCATCCTCCTTGTTTAGAGCTACATAATTTACGTTATCAAAATGATTACTAGGTCTGCCTGTGGGATTATATATGTTGTATTCTGTATATACAAACCCGTTGTGTGTTTTTGCTTTAAAATAATTTTTAAACGTGGTTGTATCTAATTTTAACCCATTCTTTTCAACTTCATATAGAGTATCAACAACAATGTTATTAAAGAATTTAAAGCAATAAGACTCTTTATTTTCAACGTTTAGACTTTCTACATGAATAAGTTCTTCATCAAAATCACGTTGATGATTTGCATATGGATATATCATATTAAACTGATTGATATCACCGGTTCGAATCTTAATAGCAAAATAAGCATCTGATTCTTCTTTAACGAGAATTTCGTTATGTTTTAAGAAACTGAAAAGGTTTACATCAATCAAATTACAATCCCCAAGAAAATACTTGTACCTCTTCTTATTGTTTACATATATCTCTCGGTCTGTCTTTTTTAGTAACTTTATAAAATCATCATAAGTACTACTGACATTTACATCTGGGTGTGAAAAGTTAAAGTAATACTTTTCTTTAGTAATATAATCATAAACAAACGCAGCAATAACTTTATCACACGCAATATGTTTATTGGTGTTTTGAGTTATAAACTTTAGATATATTTGGTTAGATAGATGCACACTACAACATTTACACAAATGTTCTAGAATGTCAATTAAAATCCACGCCAGAATTGTCTGGGATTATTTAATATCGTCGAAATCTGAGGAAACACTTGAGCTGCTTGATTTATTCTAAGTATATTATAATCCACAACACCTGTGGTTTCAAGCATTTTTCCTTTGTACACATTAAACTCAACCCCAGATACTTTCCAAGTTATTTTGGTCTTTTTGAAAAAACCAGAGTTTGTTCCATTATAACCTCTAGCATTGGTTTCGGTTATATTAGAATAGTTAATGTTGCCAACAAAATATCGGGTTATATAACCATATTCATAGTCCGATGGTTTGATGGTTGGAATATATGATGCTGGAATAAAGTAATTGTATCCACCCAATCCAACAATATTTCTCGTTTTTACTGGTGTGTCATCAATCATATATTTATATATTTTAAATTGGTTCCAGCAATACATCTTAATAATGCTGTAATATTTGTTTCCCATTTACCTGATGCTATATTATGTTCGACTTCTAATATTTGAAAAATGACATTACCAGGCACGTATGGTTTAGGCAAATTACTGATTGCGAATACTTGTAGATTTCTAAACCCATACAATCCATCCAATGTCATTGATATTTGAAAGTTATCAGACACACCACTATATTTTGCAATATTACCAGATATATCACCATCGTCTAACATTCTTCTTAATTTAGCCTTCATGCTAGGTGGTAAACACAAATACTTCCAATTATATATTTGTGTTTGTTCATTCCTGGCTTGGTCACTTGAGTTTGTTGGGAGGCCGAGAGAACCTCGGAGATCTGACTGCAAATTAGCCAAACGTCCTCTGGGAACAAGTGTGGAATTTACACCATCTACATTCAAGAATCTCATACATAAAATGTCATTGCGGGACATTTCGCCATAAACCTGAATATTTGCTATGTCTCTATTTTCATCTTTAAAATCAACATTTGCGCCTGGTATATTGCCGGATTGTTGAGCTTTCTCCAAATCTTTACCTTTTAATTTTGCAATCTGCTCCAGTTGGAATGCGTCTAGTCTATCTCTAAACTTGATAAATGGTGTATTTGAAACTTGAGTTATCACAATATCAAGTTCTGCTTTAGTACTTGCATTATTTATTTTGTCTTGAATCGTTTCAGTTAAACTTGGTGAATTTGTGCCAGCAAATAAAACATTGTTAGCTTGTTCATTAGTCAAACTAACATCAAAGTTTATAGATTTTACAACATTGTTGGTCTTTGCCAAATCAAACATATATACCTCTTTTAATATATCCATGTTGATTGTGTTTTTATCTACAATTGATAATCTTCCATTTAAACCATCCACTATATCAAATTGCCAAAAATCATCAACTGCGTTGTTTATTGTACTCAATACGGCCGTGACAAATTGTTTAATCGTCTTTATATTTTCATCTTTTGCGATTTCCATTAAACGAGTTTTTGATATAAGAAGATTTTTCAAATATCCATAATAGTATTTTTTGTATTTTTTGGTCACATCTACTCCTTCATCGTCATAGAATAATTTATCCTCGACAAATGGAAATGATGCGAATCCAAGAGGCCATTTATTTGGGCCATTATAATAAAACCAATTAATTACTCTATCCAAATCATCACGATACAAACCAGATGTACCAAATGTTTTCTGCGCATTTAATGCAGCTAAAAGTAGTGACTGATCAGAATCAATATTTTTATCTTTTTTATTTACCTTCAGAGCATTCTTGAGTTGTAAAGTTAAATCAGGTTTATTTCTTTGAGGATTAACAAATTCATTTTTTGTTATTTCCTTTTGTTCAGTAGTTAAAAATTTTCCACCATTATTTATTTTTGGTGCGACAGGATTTGGTATCAATACATTTTTATCACATGATATTAAGTTTGGATGTGCATTTATAATAATGTCAGTGTTATCTATTACATACAAATTATTACGTGGGTTTGAACAGAATAAATTAAGCAATTCAAACACAAAGTCTAATTGAAGCCAGACTTCATCATTTGTGTCATTAGCATCAAAGTCTGTTTTGCTGTCGTCAAATGATACTTGTTGTTCATAGTAATTGGCTGGATATTGTCGAATCGATCCATACTCAATTACGGGAAATTCAGTTGGCGCCGATTTTTGATAAGGAGGTGCAAAATATCCTGGTCCACCTGATGGTATCGTTGTTGATGTAGGAGGATTTACATACTCAACTTTTGTTTTTCCAGGTTGTCTTGCAGCTTTATATATGTCTTCTCTTCTGCCAACAAAAATTCTATCTTCAGCATTACCACTATAAAAAGATGATTTACCAGCCTTGGTCGGACCAGCAGACGCTTTAATAGCCGTCAATATATTTTCACGTTTTTGTTTTTCCGTTTGTTGTGCGTTAGCTTCAGCATCCGCAGCAGCTTTTTGAGTTTCGGCATACTTGTTGGCAATCGCAATTCTATTATCGATTGCATAATCAACAAAATTACTTCTAGACTTAATTACATCATTTATGGAAGGTAGATAGATGTTAATAAAATTTTTTAAATTTATATACTCAACGCTTTCTGTTCCGGCATTTTGAGTAGCATTGTTGTCAGTTCTGAATCCTGCAAACAATCCTTGTCTTGATGTACACTCAACATTACACTCATACAAAAATCCATTTTGTGTGGTAAAATTATATTTTGTAACAATTCCGGTTACACATCCGTAGTTACCATATGAAAGATTAGATCTGTCTAAAGCCGTTTGTGGTTCTGAAACAATTTTCCAACATTCTTCCCGAGTCAAATTTAGTAAGGATTTTTGATTGAACAAATTCCAACCAAATTCAATAAACATATTGATGCCAGGAGTCAAAAAGAATGGCATCATATATTCAAGTTGAGCCAAACTATAACAATTGAATTTAAATGATGCAAACGTAAGCAATTCTCTGCTTTGTCTTAATTGTACAGATACAATACCTGGGGGTGGTAGTATAGATGATACCACATTATCTTGTGGAAAATTGTTGTCAACTCTGGATTGATAATTTGTTAGTGATCTTAACCTTGGATCAATAAAGTGTGGTTCACCAGTAGCCTGATAACCAATAATAGCACCCTTTTGTGTAAGTGGTGTAGTATTGTTATAACCAAACGCATCATAAAAACCATCTCCACCTTTTAGAATAAATCCATCATATGGGTTTGAATCATTTGGACTTTGACCACCAGACTTGTTTAAATAAGCACTTCTTGGTACCAATCCATTTGAAATTTGACCTGTACCACTTGAAAATATTCTAACCCAAGGAGTCATCGGACCTTTGTACTTACTATGATTATTTGCAAAGTCAAACGTAGCATTAACAAACGGATTTGGTATTTGCATTCCAATGTTATTGGTATTATTACGACGACGTAATTCTCTTACCATCTCAGTTGGAATGTTTTGTATTTCCCACCATGTTGGTGCATTTCCTGTTATCTCATTAGTGTTAGCTGCCATAACTTAATTTAAATTTTTGAGATTATTTAGTATCTGAGAAACATTACCTGGTATTCTTAATTGTTTACCTAGTGGTATTGATAATTTACCTTTACCTAAGTTGTTAGCTTGTGCTATAACCCACCAGAAACTTTCGTCACCATAGTATTTTTTAGCCAAGCTATCTAAATAATCAACCTCACTTGCTATGATATATGTATCATCGATAGAATGTGGAATAATAGGATAATAAGTTGTTCTGTACACATTCTTACCATCCCATCTTTTATAAACTGGTGTAAATTGATATCTCATGCTATATAATTATGGTATATTCGACGCATTGATCTGATTAAGCCAGTTGTTATCATACCTAATATTCTTTGAGAAATTATTTTTAGCAGTGTCACTACTTCTGTCATAAAACTCGGTGAGTGGAGCGTTTTTGTCAGCTTTAGTACTAGAGTCAATCGGTCCTATAAAATTTGGATTGACTGGATCAGGCAATTGCAATTGACTAACAATTGACACAGGAGCATCGCCCCAAATAGCTTTACCTGTATATGGACGATCTTTTTCAAGAACATTCATCTGAACACTAATTTCCGCTGTTCTTGGAAATTGAGCAACTCTTCCTTTGGATCTAGCTTTGTTACCTCTAGGATCTATGATCGTATCAGAACTCTGCCATTGTATAGCTTTATTTGGTCCATAATACCAACTTTGTCCATTTTTATCAGCTTCCTCTGGAATTGTTTCCCAAGATGTATCATCTGGTATTGTGACGTTACAACTTGTTATTACAACAAAGTGGTTTTTGTAAAAATCACCTAATGTTAATTGTACCATTGGTGGTACCATATATCCACCCTCTTGTTGTAATGTATAATTAGCTGGTCTTGTTAAACCCACCAAATAGTTTATGCGTTGCCACATTGGCATCAACTCTTTTACGCTGTGCGCATTAACGGTGAAATTAAAGCCTACTTGACGTTCAAATCCTTTGTAATAAAACAATTTGTCTGGACGACCCAAATATTCAACCGTTTCCCAACTTGCATTGTTGTTGTCAGTAATTGATTTTACGGTAGCATTAAATGGAATATATTTTTGGTTAACGATATCATAAAAATAAAACTTAATAATATCTGGTCCATATATGCCAAATTTATCTGTAGCAGAATATTGTTTAGTAAATTCCTCTTGGTTTAATACTTGAAGTGAGTTAACATAATCAACGTTGTTGGTTGGATAAATATATCGATCATTTGGTCCTTCTCCTAAACGAGTTGGAACTTTATTACCCATCGTTTCATCTCTACGAAAACGACCTTGATATGTATCATTTTTAATGGTTGGATCATTTAGTTTTGTAGGATCAAGTTGTTTTAAGTAATTTGTTCCTATACGTGTACCATCGTTACTAAACTTAGCAAATTGAAGAGGTTGTAAATTTTTTCTGTTGGTACTATATTTGCTTTCATTTGCACCACCAATGTCGTTAATAGCCTTGTCAAGATTATCAATGATGTCCTTAACTATATTACTTTGTTGATCACTAAATGTGGTCTTGAATCCAGATTGATTATCTAAATAAGTTTTATAGTTTAGTATTTGATCTGAATATTCGTTATCGTCATCTACTTTTACTACATCACTATATCTGTTTGAATCTCCACTTGGAGTAATTGCCTTCTTAGTTAACTTAGTACTTAGTAAGTTATTTTTATCTTTTGATAAAACACCAATTTCTTTTGTATAATCAACCGCTTGTTTTTTGATATTTCTTACTATAATCAATCTGTTCAAAGATGTTTTATTCTTCGACTTACCATAAAAACGTTGATTAACAGCTAACGAATAATCAGCCTTTTTTCCAAATCCAAGTGAATTCAACAAACCACTCAAAATACCACCACCCGCAATACCATTTTGAGTTGGATCAAACAACTTACCCGCGTTTAACATCATCTCATATGTTTGTTCATCCGCACGATATGTTGCTGGCCATGGTTGTTTTGGTGGCAAAATACCACCTAACAATGTATTGTTTTGAAAAAATCTTCCAACACCAGTTATTAATCTACTAAAAAAGTTACCCCCAGCATTTGTCATCCAACGTTGATATCTTGGATTATTATAAGCATTTGTAGCAGTGTTACCTCTCAATAAGTCTTTTACACCATCTCTAGCAATTGATGTAACAACTCGACTGGAATTATCTCCACCACCCACCAAAGAGGTTAATGTTGACAATCCCAATCCACCACTCGCTGCACTAGCAACACTGCTACGGGGTGGTGATGGTTGTGGAGGTGCGCTACCCAACAATTGTCCTACAGCACTTACAGCATTACTAAGACCAGTACCACCCAATAAGCCTGTTAATATGTTACTTGTATCTATGTGGCGGGTTGGACGATCAACCAAGCCAAAAGTAGCGGAACGTATAGCGGCAATCAACGGCGAAGCTGGGTTATAGACCTTGGTTTCATCGAATGATTGAAATCCTTGTAGTATAAGTTGTTTTCCTGTAAACTTTATACCAGCACTTGATCCTAAAAACTTTCTAATTCTGGTAGCATCTTGTATAGCAGCACTTAATGGGAGTGATCTACTGCCACCAATTTTTGTACGTTGACCCTCGTTTGGGTTTTTGTAAATATATTGTTGAGATGTAACCAATCCCTTCAAATAAAGATCTTGTGGTTTGTTCTTGGTATATAAAACTCGATCATTACCATTTGTTAGAAACAACGTTTCTAATTTACCACCCCGTCTGATATTAATAAACGACGAAGCGTTAGGAGGTAGTGAAAGACCTGATCCTTGAACTTGGGATAAAGTGGTGATTTGACCTTCTGCTCCACCAAAACCCTCTACGAATGTTTGACTATTTGCCATTTATTATAAATATCAGATTGCATTAGTTGCTTGACCAGAAACTCCAAATTTTAAAGTTCCTTCAGCCAATTCTTTACTTACCTTGACTCTATCCATGTAAACCGCAATCTTTCCTGATGCCATCATACCAGTCAATACATCGATCTTTTGAGCTACTAAATCAATTCCTTGTCTCAACATAGCTGTTTCTTCACGTTTAGCTTCATTGGTCTTGGCTAGTGAATTAATAGCCGCAGTATCAATACTGATATCAAGATTTGGAAGTTTAACCCCAGATAGTTCTTTGAGTGATGATACTGCTAATGAAACACCTTCGGCAGCCGCACTCATCGCAGTTAATTGTGTGGTAATATTTGTTAATCTACCCACATCAATATTGATATTAAGATTTGGAACTTTAAATCCGGACAATCCTTTAAGTGATTTAAGTGATTCAATTGTCAACGAAAGACCCGAGGCAGCCGCACTCATCGCAGTTAATTGTGTGGTGATATTTGTTAATTTACCCAGTGGAAACAATCGTAAACTAACATTTAGAACACCCAATGCGTATCCCATAGCACCAACCCCAAGTGCAGCCACAACCAATCCGGGTCCGACAAATGCTAACTTAACCAAGTTTGTAGTAACAGATCCTAATAATTCTGGTAGTTTATCCAAAACCTTCATTAATGTGTCAGCTAAAATCGATGCCAATCCCAAAAACAACGTTGATATTGCTGTAATTGCCGGAGCAGCTGCACCAATTCCTTGACCAATTAATTTTAAAGCATATCCCAAACCAATTAAAGCAAGTGTGATTACACCAATCGCAAGAATAGCCATTGGTGGTATAACTAAAAATTGTACAGATCTTCCAAAGTTTCTTAGTCCTTTGCCAATTCCTTCTAATCCTTTACCAATACCTTCACCCACTTTCTGAGCAGCATTTCCCATAGCATCTGCTAAAAAGTCCGCTACAAGTTTAACACCCTTCTTGAATGCAAAAAATGCAATTGTTAATCCAGCCAATCCAGCAATTACTATTCCAGCAGGTCCACCAAAATCCGCAATGGTTGCCAACAATTTGAAAAAGCTAATTTCTACAAATCTAACCAAATCCATCAGTGGTTTCATAGCCTTACCCAAAGCCAACATAGCTTGTTCTTTTTGTGCATCTATTATTTTGCTTCTTTCCTTTGCAACCTCTCCTATAGCCGCTAATTCATTGGCTCTTTTTTCTTGTTCTACTTTGGATCCAGAAATCTTGGCTAACTCTTTTTCTAGTTTTAAACGTTCCTTAGCTAAGTCTGGATTATCTTGATCGATTTTCTGTTGTGTTTTCTTCAACGAACCAATCTTCTGTAATTCATTAATATCTTTACCGGTCAATTCAGATAAAGCTTTACGTTGAAAATAGTTTAACTTATCAATATCTCCAGCTTTTTCAAGTTCTTTTTGTAATGCTTTTTCACCCTCAGCAATTTTACCTTCAAAAAACAATCTACGTGATTGATTAAAATTGATGTTTTGACCCAATAATGCACTAGCTTTTAACTCAGCGCCAACCGACGATTCAAAGTTTAATAATGATTCAGCTGATTTTGCAGCTTGATCAAGACTACTACCAATCTTTCTCAACTCAGCTGCTTGTTTGATTAATTCAATCGTGTTGCCTTTAAATATTGTACGTACACTAGAACTAGCTCCACTTACATCTTTAATAACCTTACCCAATGGTACTCCAGCAGCTTTTGCAGCAGCGTCCGCAACACCAGCCATGTTTTGTTGAGCTTGTAAACTGGTGTTTCCAATTTCTCCCAGTGTAGCAAAAAATTGAGCACTGTCTGTAGCACTTATTCCAATCGATTGTGAAAGTTCAGCAGCTCTCATCGCAACCTGTGGCATATACTCGGCGGCCATCACACCAAGATTGTTATTTAACTCAGCAACTGCCTCAAGTGCTTCTGTCAGATTTACAACAAGATTTGTTGAAGAAGCAACAATACGTTGCATTATAACCGCTTGTTTTTCAGACTGAACTCTACTGATTCCTTGTTTTACAGCATTATCCGCCAGCAATTTGTCGTACTTATCATATGCATCTACAAGTTTTATTAACGTGTCATATGCAAGTGCCATTACCGTGGCTTGTCTTTTTGTCGCAGATAATTGTTTTTCTGCAAGTGCAAGTTCTTGTTCTTTCTTCGAAATAATATCTGCAACGTCTTTCTTTTCTTCAACACGTTGTCTCTCTAATTCAGCAAGTTCTGCGCTCAATTTACCGACTACTAAACTTTGCGCTTCCAAATTTTTCTCCACAGCCTTGAGTGGATTTATTGAATTTTTAATCTTTCTGCCAACGTCATCCCAAGTTTCAGAGTATGATTGTGTTTCAGCTCTGGCTCTTTCTAGCTGTTTAATTAAATCCGCTACGGATTTCTCTGTTGGTGAAGATGCTGCCATATATTATATAATAATAAATATCCAGTTATCTAAAAGATGGTTTATCTATTTTAGACTTGGCAGATTTAGATTCGGATTGTTTATTCTCCCGTTCCTTGACATCGACGAGTTTTTTGTAATAAAAGTTGCGTAGATGAATAGGTAAAGCATACACCTCAGATGGTGTAAACCCATTACCATAATAACATAAATCAAATATTACGTGCTGTATGTAAACTCTGTGTTCAGGAGTTAGGCCAAAAAAATTGAACCGTCATTGGTACGGCTACCCTTTCTTGGTTAGAACATTCAGTGCAGCAAAAGTTAAATCGGCTATCAACGTCTGGAGAAAAAACCTTCGCATGTTGTCTAAAAGCGCTGCTATCTTTTGCCAACATATTATTATCAATAAAAGACTTGATCTTGACTTTATCAGTATCTCCATTGATTGCTGTAATCATATGTTTCAATCGAGTGGTAATTTCACTTGAAGATTCCTTCTTTAACTTTGCAAATCCTTCAATATCACGTTCAATCATTTTTTCATCAGCAGCAGTCAATAACTTGAACTTGATTGTTAGTTTTGATGTTGGCAAAGTATATTCAAACTCATTTACACCCTTTGGATACGCATCAAAATCAATTTCTTTGTAGTTGATTTCTGATAAATCTACATTTTGTTTATTTGCCGCAGAACATTTTGGACATGTAATTTCTACAGGACCATATGTGTCACCATAAGCCAATCGTCTGATTGCAAAAATTAAAGCATTTTTGTCACCCACAAGAATTTGATCCAAATCAATGTCCTTATCAACAACTAATGATTCAATCAACTTTTCTACAGCAAGTCCTTTTTTAAGCAAATTTGGGCTGGTAAGAATATCTTCTTCTTTTGCCGTCATCAACTTAACTTCCAATTGTCCAGTAGACAATTTACTATTTGGCGGGTAAAAGTGTCCTCGACTTGGCAGATCAACTATTTCTGTTGGAAACGTTGGAGCTGCAGGTTTTGGATTAACAGCTGATTGTCTTGTAATAGAAATTTCGTCACTCATAACTTTATAACAATATATAGAACTTTATATAACTTTTTCAGTTATTTTATTTAGTTTTTACATCCTTTTGTGCATCTTGAGCTGTTTTAGTAAGTATACCAGCTCTGGTTCTGATTTTATTGATAGCATCCTTAAACTTTGCTTCTGGTCCAACCAATGCATCCATAAAACTATCTTCTTCATATATCATCTTTTTGATAATAGCTTTAATCTTTTGTTTTTTTACTTCATTCATAGGTTTTAAAATTTTATGTATACTCTTAACAACTTGAGGTTTAACGCCTGGATAGTTGGTTGCGAAGTTTTGAAAATCATTGTTTGTTAAATCTTGTCTTAATGTACTAGCACTTATACTTTGACCATTTTTATCATCAGTTCTTCCCATATAGTTACTAGGAGAATCATCGGTCATATCAACTACTTGTACACCTTTTGGTGCAGTTAGTCCATCTTTAGTTGCCTTGATTTTGTATCTTTCAATTGCCGCTGCAAAGATTTTGCTACGTTTTGCATCTTCTGGACTTTTTGCACTAGCACCCAAAGCAATGGTTTCTGTACTATTTCTTGGTAACCCAAATACATATCCAAATGCAGCATTCATAGGATTATCATCTTGTACAGCAACTACTTCAACTTTTGGGTTTTTGGTTAGTAAGTTCCAAATAGCTAAACTTTGTTGACGATTGATACCATCACGTTCAGTGGGACCAACCATTACAATTACTTTCTTTACATCACCACGACTAGCAAATTTATTAGCTAATCCCAAATGGCCCACATGAGGTGGCTTAAATCCGCCGGGCAAAAGTACTGTTACTTGATCCATGAATATAAATATCAATAAAACAAAAAACCCCACAAATAAATGTAGGGTTTTAAACATATGATGTGAATGTTAGTATTGGAGAATACAATAGTCTGGTTGAATAGTCATACTGATTGTTACAGCATCACCATCGTTAGACCAATCTAGTTCATTGAATGTTGCTTCGGTGATGAAGGCACCCTTTAGTGTCCATTCTTCTACCTTGTCACCAACTGGACCTAGAACATTAATGGTCAAATCCTTCTTATAAAAGTCTTGATAACCATCACGACCAGTAACAGATTCGTGGTGTAGACGAACCCATTCCATTACAGCTTGAGCACCAGAAGGAACAATTGGATCATATAGTTCTAACGTCATTGTACCCCAAGTGGTTTTACCTTTGTAGTAGGTCTTGATGTTGATGTGGTCCAATTCTTTTGAAGATTGTGTAATTTTTGGACGATCACATTTCTTGATGACGAAAGATGGAATACCATCAACGTATAGAATAAATCTATTTTTTACCTTTGGTTCAAAGGCTGTGTAGAATATTTCGGACGGATTTAGTAGTTCTGCCATATGTTTTTTCTGTTAAGATTCTTATTTATAAATATAGTAAAGTTTTAATACCTGATGTTTTTTTTATATTTTATTGATCTCTTTATCGTAAATCGATTTTACATTTTGTCTTAGTTTCGAAATATATCCTGTGGATCTTAGTAATTTAAATACCAAATTTTCCACACTATACTCACCATCGTTA